TTGATATTGCTAATATGATTTCAAATGATGTTAAGTTTATCCCGTCAAGAATTGGGGAAGTGCAAGAAACTCTTGCATCTAATTCTAAGTTTAAAGATTTAACTGGATGGATACCTAAAGTATCACTAATGAAATGGTTGCAGAAATGAAATATGTAGTCTGTTTACCATTTCGTGTTCAAGAGTTTCGTGATGAGTTTATGCTTAATTGTAAATTAAACAATATTTTAGAGATTGACAATACAGTTAATAATATTGGCATAATGGCTAGTCATAATCTTGGCATTAAAAAACTTTATGAAGATAGTGCTGATTGGCTGATTATAATGAGTGCAGCAATAAGGTTTGGTGATAAGGGTGGCTTAGATATCATTGAGCATTTAGAAAAAACTGATGCTCAAATTGTTGAAGGCTTCCAACTTTATGGTTGGCATTTAATGGCTTTTAAAAAAGATGTTATTGATACTGTTGGCGGATGGGATGAAAACTTTACACCATATGGATATGATGATATAGATTATAGTATTAGAATTCAAAAAGCAATGCCTAATGTTAAATGGGAAAGGATTTTATTTGATGTTTCAGATACTATTATGGGTCATAGCATTAAACTAGGTGGAGTAAGGTCAAATGACAACCTATTGCATCAATATTTCTACAATAAGTGGGGCCAATATCCTGGAGGTGGGCACAGTGTTGAGGAACTTTATCCAACTCCATTTAACTTACCAGATGTAGATTTTAAATACTGCCCAAAAGAAGATGATAAGAACCATGTTAGTTTTATTAAAAAAGTTAGATACCAAGAATAGGATGTTTATAAAATGACAGAAATGATAAAGTCATTAATCAATGGAGAGTTTGAAATCTTTCTTCCAGAACATCGTGCCAACAGACCTGATTGGTATAAACCACACGGTTGGGAAAAACCAAGGCTAAAGCATATGTCAGAAAATATTTCATCTGGAGATGTTGTATATTATGTTGGTGCAGAAGAAGGAGAGATGCCTGTCTTATGTCAAATGTGGGGATCAGAAGTTGTTTTATTTGAACCTAATCCAAAGGTTTGGTCTCACTATCCATTAATTTGGAAGGCAAATAATTTAAAAAATCCAACAGTTTGCATTCCTGGATTTGCTTCAGACAAAAACAATAACCTTACACGTATTTATTATAATGAGTTTCCACCAGAATCAAATTTAGAAATTGAAGCAGCACATGGATTTAAAGAACTATACCTTGAAGGAGATACCTATGGTCAAATTACCATAGATTCCTGTGTATATGATCATGGGATTAAGCCTCCTACGGCAATTTCTTTAGACGTAGAAGGCAGCGAAGGACGTGTTTTAAGGGGCGCAGAAGGCGTTTTAAAGGAGTTTAAGCCTAAGATCTGGTTATCTGGTCATCCAGAATTTATGATGCAACAATGGAATGAATACTTATATGATTTAAGATTTTGGTTGTGGGGGCTTGGATATAAAGAAACCTTGCTTGACTATCAGCATGAGGTACACTTATTTTATGAGCGATCTTAAAGCATATCTTTATTCAGTTAAGCAAGAAGACTGTGCTGCTGATAAATGGGATTACGGTCTATTAAAACAATTTTTTAATAAAAATAATATTAAACCAGATAGGGTAACAACTTTGCCTAAAACAGATAGAGCCTTTGTTGTGATTCCTGGACCTCAAAATGTAGATTACGAAGATCAAATATCTGAAGAGTTAAATAAGATAGGTAGGGTGGTTTTACTTATTACTGGAGATGAAAGCGCCACTTTTAAGGTTGATAAGATAGAGCATAATAATATTGATATTTGGATTCAATACCCGCACAGAAAACATTCACAATATAATAAATTAGCATTAGGTGTTCCTCAACATTTATCAAATAATTTACCAGAGTATCAAGATAAATCGTATGATGTATTTTTTTCAGGACAGATAACTCATCAAAGAAGGCAAGAACTTGCAACCGTTATGCCTGAGATACCAAACTCTTTTTATAATCCAACTACTGGTTTTGCAGAAGGATTAAAGCCAAAACAATACTATGACAAAATGTTTTTATCAAAGATTGTTCCTTGCCCTAGCGGAGCAATGGTTGTTGATTCATTTAGATTCTATGAAGCAATTGAAATGCTTTGCTTGCCCATAGGAGATAAGTTGGACCCAAGAATGCAAAACACAGACTTTTTTAATTTTTTATTTGATGGCAATCACTCAATAAAAACTTTTGAAAATTGGCAACAGTTTCCCGAAATGCTACCTGAATTATTAAATAATTGCACATCCGATATGCATCAAGTTGTTTGTTGGTGGATTAAATATAAAAGAGATCTTTTTATTGAGTTAATGAGGCAAGTAAATGCATAAAAGAGATATAACAATTGTCATGGCTACCTCCATAATTCCAGATCACCCAAGCACAAAGATGATAGAGCAAACAATTAGCGATATTCGTGTGCACTTTCCAGACAACGAAATTATTATGCAAATAGATGGTCTCAGGGAGGAGCAACAAAACCGTAAAAAAGATTACGATGAATATAAAAATCGTATTTTATGGAAATGCTTGCATGAGGATAACAACATATTGCCTTTTATATTTAAAGAGCATAGCCATCAAACTAACATGATGCGTCAAACAATTAATGAAATTAAAACACCGCTATTGCTTTACATTGAAGGAGATGCCCCATTGACCCCAGATGTGGCAATAGACTGGGATAAATGCTTGGATATGTTTGAGTATAATAAAGCAAATACCATTCGTTTTCATTTTGAATCAAAAATACCAAAAGAGCATGAACACCTTATGTTTGGTTTAGAAGATGGATTTATGAAAACTATGCAATGGAGTCAGAGACCACACCTAAGTAGAAAAAAATATTATAAAGATATTGTTCTTCCAAGATGCAAGGATAAATTTTTTATAGAAGATACATTTCATGGGGCAATTCAAGATGATATTGCTCCATACGATGTATTTAGTCAAGAGGGCTGGGAAATACACAAACTTTGGATCTATCATCCTGAAGGTAGTATTAAACGTTCTTATCATTTAGATGGTCGTCAGGGTACCCGCAAATTTACAGTAGATGATGAAACTTGGGGATATAAAGAATGAGATTAGGAATTATTGCACGGTCTGATAATACTGGTCTTGGTAATCAAACTAGAGAATTAGTAAATATGCTTAATCCAGATAAAATTCTTTTAATTGATTCAACACCCTTTAATAAAAATATACAACATCCAGATTGGTACGAAAATTATAGTTGTATTAAGAGCAGTGGGTTTCCATCATTACAACATATAAAATTATTTTTAAAAGATATAGATGTTGTGTTAAGTTGTGAAACATTTTATGACCAAAACTTTATAAGGTATGCAAATAAGTATAATGTTAAAACGATTCTTCAATATAATTACGAATTATTTGGACATTTATCAAACCCCAACCTACCACTTCCAACAGTACTTTTATCTCCAAGTATATGGCAAATTGAACACATTAAAAAAATGTTTGGTGGTAAAACAAAGGTTATTCATCTTCCACCACCAACAAATGAAAAATTATTTAGTAAGATAAAAGAAAACAATTTATCTAAATCACATAATAGAATATTGCATATTGCTGGTAAAAAAGCAGCAAAAGATAGAAATGGTACTGAAACTGTTATTGATATGCTTAAGCACTCTAAGGCAGATTATGAGTTAGTAATTAGAAGCCAAAGCGAAATAGAAACAAACATTAAAGATTCTAGGCTTAAAGTTGAAATTGGTAATCCAGACAATAGGGAAAGCATGTATGATGGATTTGATGCTATGGTACTTCCTAGACGTTATGCTGGTCTTTGTTTACCTATGAATGAGGCTCTTATGAGTGCCCTGCCAGTTTTTATGACAGATATATCCCCAAATAATTTTATTTTACCTTTAGAGTGGTTAGTAAAAAGTGATTCAATAGGAACAATTAGAACTAAAATTAGACTTGAATTGTTTGAGGCGGATCCAAAGGCTTTGGCAAAAACAATTGATGACTATATTGATATTAAAAATAAAACACCATACAAAGAACAAGCGTATAACATTGGAATCAATAATTTTTCTCCAAGTATTTTAAAAAATAAATACCTAGAACTTATTTCTCAAATTTAGTTTTTTGTTTAAACTGAACCTTAAGTATGTTATTCCAAATAATATTAAAAGAACTATCTGCGCTAGACAAATATGTATGATTATCTATGTTTAAATTATAAGATTTAAAAACTAGTGGACCGCTAGTATAAACCTTAACATCCTGCATTTCTGATCCACCTACCTTAAATATATTTCCATACATGGATCTCCATAAAAACTGGTCATTTTTATCTAATACTTCTTGTAATTTTTGCTTTTCCATAACCATAGGTACGTGTAGTTCATAGTCTAATGGATCATCAATTCCAATGGCTTTTAATCTTTTATATGTGGCATTAAGTTTTCTAGTATAGTTAGAATTACCATTTAGTTTTTGATATAAGTTTATTTTATTTAATAGATACCCGCCATGAAAAGTGCCTATATTATTTATTTTTTTAATAATATAGAAGTCATCATTCATTAAAACAAATTTATTAGATATTTGTGGTGAAGAGCAAATCATTTTTAAATTTTCTACAGCATTTTTATATTTAGTATGTATCTGATGCACTTCAATATAGTTTCCTACGTACCAGTCAGGCTTACCACCAACAACCCATATATTTGAGTCTGGAAAACTTTCAACGACAGATCTAATAGAATACTTTAATTCTTCGTTAACGCCTTCTTTGCAAATATATACAAAGTCCATATTCTCCCCATTATAAAAAAATAAAGAGGGCAAGTTTTAAATTTGCCCCCTCTATCAAAACAAACTACTTCTTTTTAGCAGCAGCCTTCTTTTTTGCTGGAGCCTTCTTAGCAGGTACAATCTTGCTAAGTGCATCTGAAACAGCGCCAGTGTCTGGCAGTACGCCAAACGCCTTATCATTGGGATTAAGCGCTCTCAATGCAACGGGCGCTAGAGCAGCAACTAGTGCAGCCCATAGATCTTTTGGATCTGTTACGCCAGCCATATATAATGCAATTCCCGCACCAAGAACGGATCGTCCATATGATGCTAGCATTGCCTTTGTTTTATCGTTTAGTAAGTTATTCATTATTCCTCCTAGGATATAATTTGTGTTAGTGTTGTAAAGCCAATCCATAAACCAATTATTCCTGCGACTCCCGCAAAAACTGGTGGTGCTGGTACTGGCAATTTGAATGCTGCGAACACGACACCGCATCCAAAACCTGTTAGTGT